TTTTTACTACTTGCATATCTTAAATTATATTTCCTCATCAAATGAAATAGCACCAGACAAATCAGCTGCTTTATATTCTGATGACCTTCCTTCAAAGAAATTTTGTTTTGTTTTTAATGTAATTTGATTCATAAATTCAAATGGATTTTTTGAATTAAATTCTTTCTCGCAACCTAATTGAATTAATAAACCATCTACAACAAATTCTAAATATTGTTTCATCAAATCAGCATTCATTCCAATCAATGAAACTGGTAAAGACTCAGTGATAAATTCTTTCTCAATTTCCAAAGCAGATAAAAAGATTTCACGGATTCTATCTTTTGTTGGTTTATTTACAATGTGATTGTTTAATAAGTGTATAGCAAAATCAGCATGTAATGCTTCATCTCTAGAAATAAACGTATTAGTATCACATAAACCTGGCATAAGACCTCTAGATTTTAAATAGAAAATACTACAGAATGAACCTGAAAAGAAAATACCTTCTACAGCAACAAACGCAATAAGTCTTTCAACAAATGAATCTGATTCAATCCATTTAAGAGCCCATTCAGCTTTTTTCTTTACTGGTGGCATATATTCAATTGCTTTAAAACACTCATTTCTTTCTTTTAAATCTTTGATATAAGTATCAATAAGAAGTGAATACATATTGCTATGGATATTTTCCATCATTATTTGAAATCCATAAAAGAATTTCGCTTCTGGATACTGCACTTCATTTAAGAAGTTTATTGCTAAATTTTCATTAACAATACCATCAGATGCAGCAAAAAAAGCCAATACATTTTTAATGAAAAATCTTTCATTATCATTAAGTTTGTTATTCCAGTGGTCTAAATCTTTAGACAAGTCGACTTCTTTAACAGTCCACATTGCATCCTGTTCAATCTCATAATAATCCCATAAATCTTGGTGAGTTATGGGAAAAATTACAAATCTATCTGGATTTGGTTTTAAAATTGGTTCAATCATTGTTTTTTATTTTATTTAATTATTTATTTGGAGTATCGATAAGGTCACTATTCAATAACATATTTTTAGTTTGAAGAGACCCTAATACATGATTTACTCTATTTTGTTCTTTAACTTCTACATTCTTTTTATGTTCAGTACGAGTGTGACCATGTTTATCTTCACCCATTTCAATTTGAATTCTGGCATTATCGAATACAATATCATTAAATATCATACCAGATTTACCAAATCTAGATTTAAGAATAGCCATAGTAGCTGTACTTTTATCTTTTTGGTCAAGTGTTTTAGCTATAGATACTACAAAGTGACCAATTTGTGCTTTTTTAATTGAACCACCCATTTGGTCAGCTTCAACTACATCAGCTTTAATAGAACTTCTATTACCTTGAACTGCTGTCCAACCTGCCATATCTAATTCTAATAACATTGTTTCAAATTGTCTCATTACGCTACCTTCACCTGCATTTACATCATCAAATCTTCTCGATGGTTCTACAACATCGATATAATCTAAAATTATTATATCTGGTCTGAAACCTGTTGCTATTAATTTTCTTATGTATTGTCTAATAATAGGTATTGTTGTCCCATCACTAGAAAATCTTTTAAGTTTTATTGCACCACCGTTACTACTTTTCATCATATTAGCAACCATTTCTTTTACTTCTTCTTTATGCATTGATAAACTATTAAGGTCAAATTCTGACCAGCATGATAAGTGTTTTCTTTGAATTACTTTTACACTATCCTCAAAAAATATTTGTAATACTTTTTTACCGTCAGTCATAGCTGTATTAGCAATTTTAGTCATCATAGTTGTTTTACCAACTCCAAATGGTGCTAGAATAATAGCCAATTCAGTTTTTGATAGTCCACCATCCATAATTTCATCTAATCCTTCAATACCAGTACGAATTGGTTTTCTAAAGTCATCAGCTAAAACTGAATCAATATCATCAAATATATCAACTCCATCGTCTTTGTTATCCCCATGTTCAAGTGCTTTTCTTAATTTTGATTCACACTCTTCATAGTTATCAATATCACCTTTGCTGATTATTTTATTAATTTCAGCCAAAGCTTTCATAAGTTCTTGTTGTTTGCAAAATTTCATAGCAGTTTCTTGAACCCAAAGAGTATCATTAAGGTCAGCTTCTTTTATTTTTCTCAATTGAGTAAGAGCATAACGTCTTTGAATATCATCTTTAACTTCTTCAAGCAATCTAAATTCTAAACTACCAACATCTGGAATAATATCATCTTTTGCTTTGGCATTTTTAATTGCACCAACAACAATTCTAATATATTCATCTTCGAAATAATTAGGATTTACAATATCTATGATAGCGTTACCAAATTTTCTATCGGTAAGTATTTGAGCTACAAATCTTAACTGATATTCTGCTCCTAGATATCCTAAATTATTTCTGTCTATTTTTGCCATATTTTTTCCTTTCTTTTAAAACTTTGTTATTATAAATATGCAAAAGCATCGAATTAATTCGACACTTTTACATTATTTTCAGTACTCAAGTAAAATCTGATATCAGTGATGATTTCTTGAATAACTTCTCTAATATCTACATTAATTTTAGGGTTTAATGTAAAATATTCATTTGGAAACTCGGCTTTAAGTATTGGTAAACCATCTACTTTAACTTCAAATTGAAAGTTATCACCTTTCTTTGGTGGGGTCTTATATGAATCTTCATTTTGAGCGTAGTATGGTTTGTAATTTTCCCATAAGTAGTCAATTGACTTTCTTTTCAAGTAGTTAGGAATAATACCATATTTTATACCTGCAACTGATTCAGCCAATTCTTTTAATGTTCTAACTTTTTCTATTTCCTTGGCTGGATTAGATTTATAAGCTCTAGCAGCTGTTTCGTTTAGTGGTGTAAAATTTTCATCATAATTTCTTATTTTGAAATATCTTTGACAAATGATATTATCGTTAACGAAGAATGAAAATTCAAATCTTTCTACTTCTACTCTTTTTTGTTCTATTGTTGTTTGTGACATACTTTTTAAATTTAATTTTTAGTTATTTTTTCTTCTCTATCGATTAATTTCTTGAAAGGTACTAAATATTCTGGGTATCGATATTCCCCAATTTCTTTATCTATTCCATGACTTTTCATCATTTCGAATACCTTTTTAAATTCCCTGTTTTCGGGTAGTAGAGAACCATTTTTAAGTAGTTCTAACGCTCTTATACCATCTTTTGTCATCATTGGTTTAGATAAATTTACCAACTTATCATTGATTTCATAAATCTTTTTACCTTGAACACCATCAGTTACGGCATCTATGATATTTTGCAATACCTTAAGAGGTTTCTGTTTTGTTGCGATTCTTTCTTCTTGTTGTTTACTAGCTTGTTCTATAATCTCATTTAAAGTTACTTTTCGTTCTGTCAACTCAGGAAAATGATTTAGTAGTGTAGTTTCACCTAAACCTTTTATTCCTTTAATACTATCACTAGTATCACCAACAATTGTTTTCAGTAATACTGAATTTTCTTGGTTATGGCGAAAGTACGAAGAATAATTGGATTTTCCAACATAATTTTTTTTATCTATAAAAAAAATTCTTACATCGTCATTAATTAGTTGAGCCATATCCCTATCATTAGTACAAATAGTGATTTTTTCATTTTTGTTTTTGGTAAGACAATAATAAGCTATAAAGTCATCACCTTCGATTACTTCATCTTTTAATTGTCGGATACATAATTCATTTAGATAATCCCAAACGATTCTGCGTTGTTTTAATTCTGATTCGTCAATTGGCTGAGTGCCGTTTTTGTAGTCTTTACCACGAGCACTTTTATATGGCTCGTAAATTTCGTATCTTAATTTGCCGCTAAAATTACCATCCCAGAATACATAGACTCTGTGGTACATTTCTTGTTCTAGCAACATACGAAGTGTTGTAAGGAATTGGTATACTCCACCTATGTGGATACCTTCTTTGTTATACAACTCTTTAGCACCAGAAAAGCCCCGTTTGAATAGGGCATTTCCGTCTACTAAAAGTGTATTTTGAATTTCTTCTCTAATTTCACCATTTTTTGGTGGTCTTTTGTTCATTTTAAACCTTTATAAGGTTAATACTAAAAATTTGTTACTCTAAGATATCATCTCCTTCAAGACGACCTTCTTCTTCTTTAAAACTGATTTCTTCATCATAACTAACATTCAATGCATCATGGATAAATTGTCTTTTTTCTTTTTTGTAACTATCCAATTCACTTGGGTTAACATAACCATGTGGTGTCGAAGCAATAGTTCCATTTCTTTCAATACCTGTAACGTGGTTTTTCTCACATCTAATTTTAGCTTCAGTTCCGAATTGGAAATCTTGTCCTAATGCAACTGCTGTTAATTTTTTTGTTCCGTGAGTAAGAATACCACCAATGTGAACAATAATTCTAGAATTAAAGAACATAAACTCACCACCTTTGTGTTTAACTACTGTTCCATTCATATTATCTAACCATATTTTTTGCACACAAATCATTGTATTAGTGTATGGTTTTGCAACACTTCTACTAGATGGAATTTTAAAGTTAACTATTGATTGGAAACAACCCATAGCACCAGCATTCCACATATTATTGCTAGTGTTTGAACAAGCTGATTTATAACAGTTAAGAGTTCCAATAGAATCCCAAAGGAAACACATATCACTAGTTATAATACCATCTTCTTGTTTTTGTAACATTTCACTAATGAATAATGAAACATCTTCAATTACTGGTTCACCTCTTGTAGGTTTTGTTCCCATTTTACTATCTTGGTGATTGTAGTTTTTATATTTTTCATATAAATCTTCACTTCTCATCAAAATAAAACCATCTGGTTTTTCAGTAATTTCGCCAGTTGTTTTATCAACCACTTCTTTAAATTTAACACCCACTTGTTTAGCGTGTTTGTCACTCCAATTCCCTTCAGTTTCAATAACTACTGCTAAATCACCAATTTTTTGACA